GTGTTCAATGATTGCCATTGCGCCAGAAGAGGTTTAATGTGTAGAACACCTTGCACCCTAACTGTTTTTCCTAAAATGGATGCTTTTTTAGCTACCTCTCTTACACCAAATGACAAAATTACCTTTGTAAAAGCCTTTCAAATAGCTTTACAACTGCGTGGAAAGGACAAATGCTGGTGTTTGAAGCGGCGTGATCAATGTAATCACACAATATTTCAAGGCTTTACCACTAGTAAAAAGGTTCGCCTCTCGTACAGGGGTCGAGATGCACGTCCTCTGCTCTTAGCCATGGCTGGACAAGACCCTGATCCTTTAAAACCAATTATTGTTCGTAGGTCTATTTGTGAGTCTCAATATTGTCTAAATCCTTCTCATTACTACTGGGGAACAAGGGCAGATGTGGCAAGAGAAAACAATGAAAGAAATAAGACTGGCATTAATAACACTTTAATAAGTAGACTGCGACAAGAAAGTGAGTCAGGCATAAGTAGTTTAAAATTATCAAAGACTTACAGACTTCCCTATCAAACTGTCAGAAGAATTTGTAATTATGAGACTTATATTCCTGAAGAAGTGAATGAAAATCCTGATAAACAGCTTCTTTGGAAGAATATTGCAGCCTTATATAAAAAGTTAACTACAGAGTATTCTACAGAAGCGGATGAATTTAATTTGAATTATCACATGAAAAATAATTATGAATGTCCTTGGCATGCAAAAGGATCTACAACACATAAAGGTAATTTTGGCCTTATGGGAGAGTGCTTAGATTGCATGAAAGAAATAAAAAATGATCGCTGCACTATTGATGTGCGTAATTTTGATTTTCGTTGGCACTGGCAAATAAAACGTTTTTGGGATCAAGTTGATATTGGTGAAGATGACGAATGTTGGGCATGGAATGGTTCTACAAAGAAAAACGGAAGTGAGTCAGTTGCATATTTCCCTTCGCCATTCCATAGTGGTAAAACTCAATCAGCATCGCGAGTTGCTTTTTGGTTGAGTCGTGGTTATACAGGTAAATACAGAATCTTTACAAAAAAATCCTGTAAACCTTTCTGTTGTAACCCTTTGCACCTTACAATCAAAGAACTCGAAAACGAGTCATCTCCTACAAAACTACAGTGCGTTAAGCTTACTCATGACAACATCTTCAAACACTACAAAGAGAGAAAAGATAACTCTGAAAAAGAGTCAAGTGATTCCTAGTAATTATCATTTAGAAGAAAAACACTATGCACCAATGATAGTAATTGGTGGAGATACAACATTTGGAGCATGGTGTGATACAAAAGAAGAAGCTGCAGCTAGATTGAATCACTTAGAAATTGCTCTTGATTATCACAATTATCCAACAAAAGAAGAAGAGGGTGTATATCCTGAACGGAGTAGAATAATGGAAGAATTATATAATAAATCAGGGAGAACTAATAGTCTCTTCACTGGCTTAGCAGACGAGTATGTCACGGTACCTAACAACAATTCCTAGTAACACAGGTTTTTACAATCTTGGAACAGTAGAATCATACCCAACTGGAGGAGCAGGTCCTACTGCATATGGACCTACTTCTTATTTTGGTTCTGATCCTTTACCATCAAATACGGGAGATAGTATATATGATCCAATAGATCTTGGAGACTTTACATCAATTTTTAGAACTGTTGAAATAAAAAACTCTCATGGTGGTTTATCACGTAAACAAACTACTTTTTATCAAATAGAATTAACAAAACCACGTTCAGTACAATTTACACAGAACTATAGCCAGTTTTCTTATGAGCAGAATACAAATAAAAATACATTAGTAGCTTTTTATCAAATATTTGAAAAAACTAGAAGAGAAGAATTACCAATAAATGATTCAGGTTATGTAGCAAAAGAAGCTGCAATTGATTATTTAGATGATGAGGGTGAATTACCTAATAGTGATTATCCAGTACTGACTCTAGATCCAGGTAGATATTTATTTTTAATTACAAATGATATTAGATACCTAGAGACAAACTATTCAATTAGTGTAAATGTTACTGATGTTGACTGGGGTTTTATAGATGAAACTATTACAGAACAAACTAACTTTGGAAAAGTTAATGAAGGGGTTGTATCAAGTATTGATTTTGGTACGTTAGCTCCTTAAAAATAATTTACATAATTATCTAAAGATTGTTGCGCATTCTTATTAGCTTTTTTTGAATTAAAGAAACCTGAAACAATACCAGGTATGTCAATACCTTTAATAGCTTCTGAACCAGCATCTTTTAATGCTTGAGTCCAAATACTAGGAGAGCTATCAGAAGGATCTTGAGTTGCTAAATAGTTAACTGACGCCATCTGAGAGGCTTCGGGGTCTTGAGTATAGATACTTTGATCTGTCGTCAATAGAGGAGAATAATCTTGTGCTGTTCCAAAATCTTTTTGTACTGCATCTTGTGCTGTTTGGTAAGCCCTTCCATACGTTGCTATTTGATCATCATAAGTTTCGTTTAAAAGTTGAGTAGGATCTTTAGGTGTAATAGAATCCCTCATTTGATTCTGTTGACGTCTTCCATATTCATCACTTCTTTTTATATTGGCAATAATAGAATCTTCAGATTGCCCTGACTCCATTTGCTTACTCCAGTAATCAATTCCTTCTAAACCTACATCTCTTCCAAGTAAATTTTTATAAGCTTCACCAACAAATTTATCCCTATATTCAGGAGCAAGTTTCATATTTGCAACTACTTGATCTCTAGTTTGACCGCCAGCTAAATCAGCTTTCCAATAAGCTAAGCCTTGTGGATCTGCATCTCTACCTAATAAAGATTTGTACGCTCCTTTAACCCAAGCATCATCATCTAAAGCACCACTCATGTTTACTGGGCTTGTTCGATGCCAGCCACTGTAATCTGCACCTGATTTTTTTAAAAAGGAATCAGTTGTTGTACCTTTTGATGGAGCACTACCAACAGGGTAGGCAGCAGCTATATTTTGAGGAAGAGAAGCTTTACCTGAAGTTGCAGCTAGTAATTTAGTTCCTATAGCATTACGTCTTTGCTCAGCTGGAGTATAAGGTCTACTAGCTAACTTATGACCTAGCTGACCTGCTATTTGTTCCTTGTATTTACGAGCAGCATCTAAGGCATGCTGAGAGTCATAAGTTATAGTGGCGCCTATTTTATTATTATCTTCAGACATTTACTCACTTTAGTTTTATTTCTATACTGATTCTATCTGTGACAAACCCGTGTAGATGCTGGACTCCAACATAGCCAAAGGGGATAAAAATCAAAATCAACACCAACTCAGCATAAGTGATGGGTCTCTTCATAACAAACAATATCCTTTCCTTACGGAGTTTAGCGAACTTATAGAGGATATGTCCACGAAAGATTTAAAAGATAATTTACTTACTAATAGTCAAAAAATGTTAGCTGAGTCTTTATGGATGTCGAATAAGACTAAAAAAGAATTATATCCAGATTTTAAACCTAAAATAAATAAGCTTCGAGAGTTTTTTATCCAGACTTTAATAACCGATCACAAGAGACAATGGGACGAATACAAAAAATCAGCTAACATCAGAGAAGACAACATCCTTGAATGACAATAATTAATACTGAGGATTGGTTGCATGTCCTAGAAAATACCGATTATGAACCAGCAGAAAATACAACAACTGTTTATCAAAGTTATCGTTTTGCAGAATTAAAAACTGAAGATGTAACTGTTGATAATTTTAAAGAGCACTTAATGCCATCTTTAATAGAACAGGTGGAAATGTTTATACCACCTTCTGGTAGCTTTAAAACTCCTGATTTACGAAGATATTTAGACTTAATACGAGGCTATGAGACTAGTACAACAGACCTAATGTTGGGTTTATCTCTTGCAGATCAAATACGACTAACGTTTAGTGATATGAGGACTAGCACCATTTGTGATCGTTACCCTGAAATTAACTTATCTGAAAAACGGCGCTATCGCTGTGTAGCAGAATATTTGATAAGACAAGAAGAGTTAACAAAATTAAGAGATGAAAATGGAAAACTTATAAAAAAAATAGGAAATATGCAAAAAGCTGTGGTTTTATACAAGCCATTGCCAAAACTCTTAGAAACTTTAAAAAAATCTGGATTAGGGCATTTAATAAAATCAGTACCTAAAGTTAAACCTGTTAAACCAACAAATGAGAGTTACACTAAAGTAGCTGGAGAATCTAATGACAAGCAGACGTAACAAACTACTCCTTAAAATGTTGGGAACAACAACAGGAGAAACAGAAGAAAAACTATTAAAACTCTCAATTGAGCGCATTGTTGCGGATCAAGCAGAATATTATAAGAAATTTTATAAAAACGAAGGTCCTGGGGCAATAATTTTTATGCCTCAGAAAAAAGATAAAGATAGTATGTTTTATTTGACAGTAGATTTGTTAATTAAAGCAGTTAATGATGCAAATAATAAAGAACTACATGGGGTAGAACATTTAAGAAAAGCAATCTCATTAGCAGAATCTCTTGATCCTGAAAAAGAAGCTCTATTTATACTTCAAGACAAAGATGATATACAGCTTTTTCACTTCAAAACTGATGAAAAACAAACAGGACTTCTTCAAATGTGACAAAAAAACCTTTATCGTGGAAACAATATAAATTTATTCTTGGAAGAATCCTTCATATTGAGGATGATTGGCTTACTCCAGCAGATTACATACCTTACATAAGTGCATTACTAGGGGATATTGACCTAGATCCATGCTCAACACACAATGCAAATGCACAATTTTTAAGAGCAAAAAAAATATATACATTGAAAGAAGATGGGTTAAATATGGAAGCTCCATGGACAGGTACAACATATTTATTTCCTCCTACATATGGAAGATGTTCTTTTAGTAAACAAAGAGGTACGTGGAGGTGGAGCAAAAGAGCTGGTGGAGCAGCAAAAGCACCCTCTATTATCTGGTTTCAACGTCTTTTAAGAGAATGGAAGCTACGAAATATTCCTGAAGCGTTATTTTTCACTACATATCCTGAAATGATGAGGATATTACCAGAAATGTGGGATTATCCAGTTTGTATCCCTTATGACAGGGCAAACACCATACATGGGAAAGATTTATTTACATTAAAAGCTCCTATGTTTTGGGGTTATTTTATATATTTACCAAGATTAGAGTTTGGCTTCCAACAAGCTGATAAATTTGTGGAAATCTTTTCACATATAGGTAAAGTAATTAACTAGAGGTTAAACTAAAAGTTCATGGATACAGACAATACCAATTCTGCAATGACTGAAACACAACTACAAATAGCTTGTGTATGTGATGACATAAAAGAGCTATTACTTTATAAAAATCAACAATATGGTGACTCTGCAATGAATCCGTCAAGGATTTTTAGTAAATCCAGCGCTGTAGAACAGTTACTCGTAAGGATTGATGACAAGCTAAATCGAATAAAAAAAGGAGCTGGTTTAATAGCAACAGATGAAGATGTAATACAAGATTTGATTGGATATTTAGTATTGCTTAAGATAGGTTTAAACAAAGAAGAAAAAAAATCATGAACTACAAAGACATTGTAGAAGGCTACACTGATGATTTAAAACTTATAGATGCAATTGATATGCTTAGTCGAGACCCTTTAGCCGCTGGGGAGATCCTAGACTACGTGGCTTCTCAGACCAATAACGAAAAAACCGTCGTAACACCTCTCCAGACGAGTCCCACTGAAGTAACTTTTTCTCAAGATATTCAATTGCCTTCACTTGATTGGGAGCCCCAGTATACGTCTCAGGGAGATTCAATAAGCATTTCTTTAAATGACAACGATGAGGAACAAACGTTGGAATTTTCTTGTCAGGGGCCAGATACGTATCCAGTTCCATACGACGTTGAGATACCATCAGATCTCCACCTGAACACCACAATCGATTGATATAAGGGCTCCATTCTTTAATTAATTCAGTTTTACTAGCAGAACTATTAATTAAATCTAAAAGACGGCAAGTTTTTAAAGAACTAATACCAATACTAAAAGCAAAACTTAGTAAGGCAGCTTTTCTATTTGTATTTAATGGAACAAAAATGTACTTAGAAACAAGATCAGAAAACTCTTTTAGATCTTCTATTAATTGCTGATCAATCTCTTCTTCAGTAGCTACATCATTGGCTCCTAGCCACCTTTTGCCTAACTTCTTACTTCCATACCCAATACGCCAAATATCTTCTCCATAATCCTTATACGCGGCATACCTACCCATACCAATATGAGTACGGGCAGGATAATAACTTTTTATTAATTCTATTCCTTTCCAAGTAAGAAAAGGATGCTGTTTCCAAGTTTGTTTTACTTTTTCCTTCTTATGGGACGTCAACGCTTCCGTTGTAACTGACTTCAGAATAACCGTCTAAAGTAAGCAACACAACGTAGTTTTTTGCAGCATTAGTAACAGCTGTACCAACAGCGCCTTTACCTTTACCGTCTTTAGCTATATTTGTAAAAACTTTATATCCAGTGGCAGCACTGCTTCCTCCATAGGCATCTTCTTGAAATACTTCCATAGTGTTTACACCCATGGTCTTATCAAGTTTTACAATAATGTTTCCAGTTCCACCTGGGTTAACGCGAAAAGCTCTAATAGCCTCTCCTGGATTTCCTGATGACGTAGCACCAAGATAAGTAACTTCAGAGCCTGTATCGACACTAAATGTGTCTATAGTGCCTTCAATAGTGCGAGTAGCCATAGTAGTTAAGAAACCTGTCCCACAGTGGAGATGTTGAATTTAATGTCGGCATCAATGCCGTGATCTTTTAGAACACCAAAAAACATTTGGCGATCTAACGCTCTTTGATGGAGCATTTCGATAAAAGCTTCTTCTAAATCATCACGATCTAACTGTTGAATCGCTAATGCAGTGGCGTGAATCTGAAATTCAACGTCCATTGGAAGCTCGATTGCGTCCATAAATAGCTAAAACCTTATAGTTATCTTACCAAGACTGAATTAAAGAGCAATAACACTTAGGTATGATAATGCTTTTTTACAAGTTTTTCTTTGTGAAGATGGGCATTATGGTTTAGAAACAGAGTACTGCAGCAATAGGTGCTACTAAAAAAAACAACAAAAGACAGTGCCATTAAGCCCATTTTTCTGTAAACTATTTTCTATATACTGATTTTAAGATGTCTTCGTCTAAAAAAATAATTACAAATGCGTTAATTTCATATGCGCTTACAGGGACACCAAAAGTAACTGTTTTAAAGATAATAAAAGAAAGATTTAATTTAACTGATAACGAATTAGATTGGGCATTAGAAACTTGTAATTTTAACCAACCACCTAAAAAAATTGCTTATGACATATTTTTTGATAACAATATAACGAAAGTAGCACAAAAAGTAAATACTTCAAAAATTCAATTGTATTACATTAATAATTTTATTACACCAATTGATTGTCAATTATTAAAAGGGTACATTGATCAAACTGCTCAACCTTCAACAGTTCATACACCTGGTGAAGGGGATGATAAAAGAACTCGTACAGAAAGTATAAGATCAAGTAGTTCAGTACTTATGGATTGGAAAACCAATGAATTTTTTAAATTTATAGATAGAAAAATAGTTAATTTGATGCAACTACATCCTTTTATTGGAGAAGGTATTACGGGTCAAAAATATGAAATAGGAGAGTTTTATAGAACACACCCTGACTATTTTATAGATTCAGATTTAGAAACTTATTGCACTTGGATGGGACAAAGAACTTGGACAACTATGCTTTATTTAAATGACGTAGAAAAAGGCGGAGAAACTCAATTCCCCAATATCAATATAAAAATGAAACCAAAAGAAGGTACTTTAATAGCTTGGAATAATTTAAATATAGACGGAACTAATAATGAAAATACGCTACATGAAGCTTTACCTCCTGAATCAGGTAAAAAATATGTAATTACGAAATGGTGGAGAAGTTG